GGCGGACATTCTGCCCGTGTGTCGCATCAGAGGCATCGACTTTGGCAAACGCGTGGCGAATAATCGACGGCATGGCAAACAGCGCTCTGTACGTCAAACTCGACCAGGAGAGCTTCGAACGCCTGCGACGGCTGAGCGCCAAGGAACGCCGCCAGCCCAGTGACCAGGCCGCCCTCCTGCTGCAGCACATCCTCGCGTCGCTAGAAGCCGGCCAGTCCGAGCCTGTCGCGGCCTAACTCGCGTGACCGACACGCGCGTCAGCCTGCCCGCGTTCGAGATGCGGCCAGAAGTGCAAGCCGCGTATGACCACTTCGTCCAGGCGCACCACGGCGAGATCGAGGTCCCCCTGCTGGCGGAGACGATGTTTAACGCCGGCGGCCGCGCGACCACGCGCGCCCTGGTGCAGTTCGGTGACCTGCTGCCACTGATGAACAAGATCGACCAGCGCATTCACCAGATCCTCGGCCTGGTCGAGGGCATGGCCGACGCCGACATCGAGCGCGAGATCGAGGATGGCTCGCCCGCGTGGCACACGGACACGGAGAGCGTATGAGCCTCGCCACCCGCGGCCTGAGCTATCCGGCGACCCGCGTGTCGGCGTATCGCCCGGTGACACGCGCGCACCTGGTGTTGCTCGAGGGTGCCGGCGAGGAGGAATTCACGCGCTGGGTCAAGGCCCGCGCCCGCCTCCACGGCTGGAATGGCTGGCATCTGCGCGACAGCGAGGGCGTCCTCGAGAGTGTCCACACCCTGCGCGTGGATGGCTTCTGTGATGGCCTGGGCGTTCCAGACTGGGAGTTCTGGCACGAGGACATGGGCCAGTTTTTCAAGGCCGAGCTGAAGGGCGCGAGCGGCGTACTCAGCAAGTATCAGAAGCGCGAGATCCCGTCCATGCGCCGCGGCGGGATTGTCTGTTTCGTGTGGTTTCCCCATGACGCGCAAGCTATCGAAGACATCTTTCGGTATGGCATCGGAGGGCGGGCATGAGAGATTTGCTCGATGCTGTCGATACATTTCTGGCGTCACCGCCTGAGGTCCCCGAGTTGTGCCAGCAGTTCGGCTGCCGTCAGCCCGTCCAGACGTATTGCCCGTTATGCAGATCCTGCTTCTGTGCCGAGCATGACGCGCTGTACCCGGTGCGCCGTCACGACTGTCTGCGTGGGAAGGCCGAGGAGGTGGCATGACGAGGAAGCGACTGCACGTCACGATGCCGGACGGGAGTGAGTGGGCCATTGACGCGGAGCTCGTTGCCGAGTCGCGCGCTCGGTATTACGCGAACGACGGTGCGCTGGCGAGCACGGCTGTCGATAACGATGACCTGATCGATTGGGCTCAGAACAACATGAACTGGGAGGACGTGATGACCAGTGCCGTCATGGTCGTTACTCCCGATTCTCACGTCGACTATCAGGAAGGCTGGGTCAACGGCGAGATGCGCGTAGTGGACGACTGATGAGCGGATTCGTGGTCAGCTATGAGCGCAAACTGTCGGACGGCAACTTCGGCAGCGAAGGCCTCACCCTGTCGTGGTCGTGGCAGGACGACGAGGTTGACGATGTTGACGATGGCCAGGTCACCGAGCAGCTCGAGACGGCGTCGCAATTCCTGCGCACCCTGGTGCTGACAGAGTTGAGCAAGTCGGCAGCGGAGCGGGTGCGTTTCGTAGCCAACCACGAGCTGCGAGCACGCGAGGTGAAGGTATCGGTCGAGCCGATGAGCGAACTCGAGCCTGACCTCGAGGACCTCCCTTTTTAGCCATGGCACGTGCGTCGGCGTTCGTGGCTGGACTGGCGCTCGGGCTCGCGCTCGGCACGATGATCGTCATCGGGCGTGCCGACGACGTGACTGTCGACGTGACCGAGGCGGCCGCGGTCGCGCAGGTGGACCCGGTCGACCTGGCCGGCGCGGTCGCATCGACCGGTGCGGACCCGTACACGTACCTGCGGAGCGTGGGCGAGCTGCCGCCCTTGCCGAACTCCGTCAATCCGCGAGTGGCGTGCATCGAAGCCAGGGAATCCGGCGGCGCCAACGTGGCGAACCGCCGCGGCTCCGGCGCCGTGGGAGTGTTGCAATACATGCCCTCCACGTTTTTCGCACACGCCGCGGAAATGGGGCACTTCGACTGGAGTCCGTGGTCGCCGGAACAAGCGAGAGCAGTAGCCGCACACGACCTCGCACTTGGCCGACGCGCGCAATGGACGGTTTCCGGATGCTGAGGCGGTGCCCGACGTGCGGAGTGCACTGGTGCCAGCGACCGCGCTGGTGGCAGGTATGGCAGTGGCCCGTCTACTGGTCGCGCTGTCCATTCATTGACCGGCTGTGTCCGCACCTGGCGGTCGACGTCGACGGTGCGTTGGTGTGTTGCTGCGATTACGCGGTCCACCAGCGCGTACTGCTGGATATCACGGGAGGTATCGCCATATGACCCAATCGCTCGCGCGGACCGAACCCGTCGGTCTGGCGCTCAACGTGTTCGGTTCCGAACGCGTCGCGGTGCTCAAGGAGCAGCTCTCGCGAGGCTGGAAGGAGCCGATGACGGACGCCGAGCTCGAGCACATCGCGCTGATTTATCAGCGTACGCACCTCGACCCGCTCGCCAAGCCGGCGCAGATTTACTTCATCAAACGCTACGACTCGAAACTCGGCCGCGAGGTGATGACGCCGCAGGTGTCGATCGACGGCCTGCGACTGGTCGCTCAGCGCTCGCGCAAGGTGTTCCAGCAGGTCGGGCCGCAGTGGACGGCCGACGGCAAGGAGTGGCTCGACGTGTGGCTCGCGGACGGACCGCCGGCCGCGGCGCGCGTGGGCATCCGCCAGAGGGGCTTCTCGGAGCCGACGTGGAGCACGGCGCTCTGGAAGGAGTGGGTCCAGTACGGCAAGGACGAGCGGGGCAATCGGACGCTGGCGCCGTTCTGGTCGAAGATGGGCGCGCACATGCTGGCCAAAACTGCCGAGGGCATGGCGCTCAAACGCCAGTTCTCCCTGGAAACCAACGAGCTGGAGTTGGCCGCCATCGACCAGGAGTGGCGCCAGCAGCAGCCGCGGAATGCGCAGCGCTACGCCGAGATCTACGGTGCGGACGAGGACCACTCGGCGTACGAGTTACCCGGGCGTGTGGTCGACACGGTTACTGGTGAGGTGCTCGAGGAACCTACAAACGCTCAGGAGCTCACCGGTCCTGGGCCGTCGAGTACGGTGGCGACCGCAGCCTCCCTCGCGGTTCCCCCCGCGGCTGCGTCGCCACCGTCCGACTCGCCGCTCGTGGACAAGTACCGTCGCAATCGCGAGCTGGTCCAGCGCGCGCGGGAGGTGGGCGTGGCCGGCTTCGATCCGCTCAAGCTGGGCCTGAGCGGGGACGTGGTCGACGCGGCCAACCTCGAGCTGGAGGACCGCATTGCACGCCACGAGTGGGAGCAGCAGGAAGTGGCGCGCCAGAAAGCGCAGGAAGGACTGCGCTGACAATGGCTGAAGGTCGCGCTCTGGATGGTGTCGCGGTAGACAAGACTGCGCCGGTGCAGCGCTGCCGGTCGTGCGGCGCGCTGGTGTGGTGGGGCACAACAAAGGCCGGCAAGTCCAATCCGTTCGACGTCGTCGATGGCGCGCGCACCGCGGTGACGCACTTCTCGACATGCCCGCAAGCAAGGCAGTGGAGCAAACGCTAGTGGCGTTCGACTGGATCGAGTCGCACCGCGGATTGAAGGACCATCCGAAAACGGTCACGCTGGCCGCGGTGTGGCGCGATCGGAAGCCGTGTGTGCTGGGGCATCTGCACGCGCTCTGGTGGTGGACCCTGGAGTACGCGCCGTCCGGTGTCATCCGCCCGGAATTCTTCCCCCAGGTAATGAGCTATTGCGAGTGGCACGGCAAGGCGGATCATTTCTGGAGTGGCCTGGTGGAGGTCGGCTTTCTGGAGGCACCGGTCGGCACGGTCGGCTACGTCGTCCACGACTGGGACGAGTACGCCCACCGACGCGTGGAGCGGCACGAAAAAGAGAACGCCCGCAAACGCGCCTGGCGAGATAAGACCGGACGCGCCGGCGATGCGGGACCGGACGCGCCGGCGCGACGCGAAAAACCACCAGATGCGACGTCCGGTGCGACGGGACCCACGCGCGCACGCCACCAACCGGACCAACAGGGGCTACGCCCCTTACCGGACAAACCCCAAACCCCTTTGCCGCCGGACGTCGCGGATGCCCTGAAAGCGGACGCTCAAGGCCCTTCGGGCACCGCGTCCGCTCCTGATCCCAAAAGGACCGTACCGAGATGGGAAGAGGTCGCTCCAGGCCAGCATCAGGGCCATCCAAACGGCCAGGGCGAGGTCAGCCTGCTCAAGGTCCGCTGCCCCCGTTGCGATGCCTGGATGCTGCCGGCTGCCTTCGAGGAGCACGTCTGTGAGCTCGTCCCAGGCGACCAGGTCCAGACCGGCAGTCGACCAGGCAATCTCGGCGGCTTCCTGCCGCGGCGCCACTCACGGCGTCCCACGCCACCCGAGGTCGAGGAGGAGCTCAAGCACATGGCCGCCCACCGTCCGTCACCCGAAGACATCGCCGCGGAAGCTGCCCGCCTTGCCGCGCTGTCGAGCAAGTCATGACCCTGCTCAGACGTCTCCTGCATGTGCTCTTTCACAACAGCCGCACGCCGTGCTGCGAATACGGCTCACCAGTCGGCGGGCGACATGCACGTTGACGTGTTGGACTCGTCCGTGCACGCCTTCGCCGCCTGGCTCGACGAGGACCTGACGCTGACGCCCACGGAGCTCCGCGTTCTGCGCGTCTTCGGCTCGCGTTTCGGCGCCTGGATTCCGGCGCGTGCCCTGGTCCGTGCCGTGTATCGCGACACCTTCCAGCGCGACCTGCTCCAGTGCGATATCAACACCATCCGCACCCACATCTACCGCATCCGTGCCAAGCTCCACTCCACTCCCTGGCGTATCGAGAATCGCTCCCCGCACGGCTTGTACCGGTTGGTGCACGACATTCAGTGATTAAGATCATGCTGGGTGACTGCCGCGCGCTGCTCCACTCGCTGCCCGAAGCCAGCGTCCAGTCGTGTATCACCTCGCCGCCGTACTACGGACTCCGGGACTACGGCACGCCGCCGCTGGTGTGGGAGGCGCGCAGTCCGCGGGTGCTATGCACGTGCGGTCGCAAAGACTTCTGTGCTGTCTGGTGTGGTACTGACCACGCGCACGAGTGGGGAGGACTGTTGCCGCCTAAGCCTGGACGCGGGAACAAACCCGGCGACTTCTCTACTTCATCGCTGACCAATCCAGCCCGCCAAGACACCGTTGAGCGCGCCGCGAATAGTGGCTCATTCTGCGAGTGTGGCGCGTGGCTGGGCTCGCTGGGTCTGGAGCCGACGCCCGAGCTCTACATCGAGCACCTCCCGTGGGTGCGGGTGACAGTGAAGGACAAGTACGAACCTCCGGTTGTCACTGTCGGTGTGCGAGCCGTGGATCAGAGCCGAGGCGACAAGGTCCGCAAGTTAGACGGCAAGTCGGATGCTTGGCGCGAGTCTGCTGCATCGGCACATACAACCGGTTGGCGACCGTCCTGTGCGCACACCACTGAGCCTGTCCCGCAGACGATCCTAGACCCCTTCGGCGGGGCGGGAACTGTTGGCCTGGTCGCTGACCGGCTTGGGCGCAACGCCGTGCTCATCGACCTCAAGCCCGACTATCACCTGATGATCGAAACCCGCATCGTCCAGGACGCGCCCCTGTTCGTCCAACTCGAGGCCGGCTGGACGTGATTGTTGCACACGGGCTGTATCGACTGGTGCGGAGTGAATGACTGACCGCATGCAATCGGATTACCCCAGGCAGTCGCGTAAGTGTGGTCGACGCACACGTGATGGTGGTCGTTGCGCCAACTGGTCACTGCCCGGGCAGACCGTGTGCCGCATGCACGGCGGCAAATCGCCCCAGGCCCTGGCCAAGGCGGAGGACCGCATGCGGGCCCTGGTTCACCCGGCGTTGACCCGGCTCGCCGAGCTGATCGCGGCCGCCGACTCTGATTCGGTCAGGCTCACCGCGACGCGCTACGTCCTGGACTGGGCCGGCTTCAAGGCCGCCGAACACGTCGAGGGTGGCGGCGAGATCACCATTCGCGTGCTGCACGAGGACCAGCCCATCGTCACCCTGGACGCTCCGTATGCGCTCAACGGACACGCCGAGCCGTGATGGCTGCCACACTCGAGCGCACCGTCCGACTGGCCCGCCCACACGCTGCCCAGGCCGCGATCCTGGCCCAGCGCCAGCGCTTCAACGTGGTCGCTCTGGGACGCCGCGCCGGCAAGAGCAAGCTCGCCCAGCATGTACTCGTCCACTGCGCACTCGAGCGACGCCCGGGCGGCTACTTCTGTCCGAGTTACAAGCTGCTCGAGGAGTTCTGGCGCGAGCTCAAGGCCGTGCTCACCGAGGTCATCGCCGACAAGAGCGAGCAGGAGCACCGACTCGAATTGCTGGGCGGCGGCACGATCGAGTGCTGGTCGATGGACACCGGCGACCCGGCCCGCGGCCGCCGCTTCGGCCTGGTCGTCATCGACGAGGCGGCGATGGTGCCGCGGCTCGCCGAGATCTGGGGCCAGGCCATCCGTCCAACGCTCTCGGACTTCCGCGGCGAGGCATGGTTCATGTCTACACCGCGCGGTCTGAACGACTTCTACTCGCTCTACACGCGTGCCCAGGATCCGCTCGAGACGCAGTGGGCCGCGTGGCAGATGCCAACATCGGTCAACCCGTACATCGCGTCACAGGAGATCGCGGACGCCGGCCACGACCTGACCGAGCGCGAGTTCGCCCAGGAGTACGAAGCGCGTTTTCTCAGCATCGAAGGTGCCGGCGTGTTCCGCGGCGTCGACGCCGTGTCCAGGTTGAAGCAGCGAGGTCCTGAGCGTGGGCACCTGTACGTCATCGGAATCGACTGGGGGCGAACAAATGACTTCACCGCCATCAGCATCATCGACGCAACAGTCATGGAGCAGGTCGCGCTGGATCGATTCTCCGAGATCGACTACGAGCTGCAGACAGAGCGACTCCACCGCTGGTGCGAGCTGTACCACCCGGTCCTCGTCGTGGCTGAGGCGAACGCAATGGGTCGACCGCTTGTGGAGCGATTGCAGACTGGGTATGCCCGACTGCTCGGTAAAGCGCGACCTGCGTTACCGGTGTGGTCATTCGAGACGACCAACGCTAGTAAGGCCGCGCTGGTGCAGGCTCTCGGGCTGGCGATCGAACAGGGTTCGGTGACGCTGCTCGACGACAAGGTGCAGATCAGCGAGCTGCTCGGGTACGAGGCGTCGGTGCTGCCGAGCGGCATGATTCGGTACGGCGCGCCTCAGGGCCAGCACGATGACACGTGCATCGCGTTGGGTCTGGCCTATCTCGGCGCCCAGCGCGAGCAGAGCCCGGTGCCGGCCCGCTCGAGCTACGCGTTCGGGGCGGGCAGACGATGAAGCTGGTCACCGTGTGCGAGGAGGGGCTGAACCGCAGCGTCGCGGCGCGCTGGCTCTTGCAGTACGTCGGGCACGAGGTGATCCCGGTCGGGCTCAATCGCCACAGCGACGAGACCTTGCAGATGCTGTACGACTGGGCGGACCGCGTCGTCGTGCTCGACAAACGGCTGAGCGCGCGTGTGCCGCGGGACAAGCTCGTGCTCTGGGATGTCGGGCCGGACCGCTACCCGCGAGGTTTTCATCCGGAGCTTGTCAGGCGATTGCGGCTGTTCCCGATCATCCAGTGAATTCACTTGCGGCCCGTTTAGAATGACCGGCCGCCGAGCTGCGGATACAGCCCGGCGACCCTACACCGAAGGAGCCGTCCCCTCGATGCGCACTCAGCCTAGCAATCCAACTCTCCTGTTCCTCGAGATTCTGGGGCGGTTGGGCATTGATCCCCGTACGTTGGTAACCAGCCCTACCCATCGGAACGGTC